AGTAGTCCGAACTCCTCTGCTCTGGGTTGCGTATGTCTGCAATAGACCGAGTGATGGCAATGTCAAAGTCAGGGGATAGCTCAACCTTCTCTCCGTTGATTAGAATTTCTATCATAATCTTTGAGCCTTATCTGGGAAACTCAATTCTGCTTCAATGCTTAAATTAAACGCTTTATCATTTATGTGATACCTCTGCTCGTATTCTGCATCGGTGATATTTATCGGATACAACTCGCCATCATACAACCAAATTCTTGGACTCATTACCAATTCCCTCAACCAAACAGATTCCGCTTCTGTGATCAGGTCGCTGTTGAGTGTTATCCTTTGATTGCTCTCCGTGTAATATTGTGAAGTATTGAAGTCTTGGTTTGTATAGGCGTAATCCTGCCCATCTAAGGAGTATGGGTTTTGTTTGAATGTCCTTCTGTCAATGCTAAAGTTATCTCTCCTGACCTTGTTAAATCTGAATGACTCAACTGCTCCTAAGCGATTGAGAAAGAACACATCAACTGCATCGTATTTTGAACAACGCTCATCTATGGTTATCGTATAAACTGATCCGACCAAATTATTCGAGCTATCCTCTGGGCGAATCGTGTAACTCGTCGCACCCGTCGGTATGCCTCCCGAAATATTTGAACCAATCGGGACACGAGCCACATCGTCGGCTGCCACAGATATGGTGTTAGTACTACTATCAGAAAAAGTAACAAGTAGATGGTCGAGAGTACCATCGTGGAGAGCATAGAGCCAATCTTTTTGATCTCGGTATATTTTTTTTGCATTGTTATTGGTTAAAAATGTAGCTGTGCTACTTGCCTCCATTAGATAATCACCCTCATCATAGTTTAAGAACTCTCTCGGTGATAGTGCAGCATTCCAAACAGTGTTACCCGTTACTGTTGTGACGCCCGTAGTTTGCTCTATTGGTGACGTTGCTCCCGTGCTGTACTCGTAACCAAACTCTAATTTGTAATCAAAGAATGAGTTGGTGCAAGACTGAGAAGCCGTATCTGTAAAATCCCAATCGTGAGTGACGTAAGACTCCAAAACACGAGCGATGTTAAACACGCCTCTATTGTTTGAGCCAAAGTGTAAAGGTGCTTTTATTCTTGTGAGTAGGTCATCGGATGTATTCTTGACATCGCAGATAAACTTAAAATTGAAATTGCCTGTTATACCGGTGGATGTTTCTTGTACAACCCACAGATTATCGTTATAGGTTGGTTGGTGTGTTCCACTGACTTGGTGACTTGCTGATAGTGCCATCTATTTATAATTAAGAAATCAAGCGAAGTGGCTGAATTAGAGCAGTTCATTCAAACAAGCACACACATAAGATTCAAAACCTGATGCAGCCGCCTTCTCTAATCGCTTCTGCCTCTGTTTGCTGATCGTGGTGTGAAAGGCAAGGGTATTCAGAAACTCAGTGAGTGGCATCTCTAAGATAGCATCCCACTCTTGCCGTCTACCTCCTGCTAATCTGTCAACGAGTCCGAGCCATCCGAAAACATCTCCTTTGCTTTCTTCACCTCCCCCTTCAAATAGGTTAGGGTAGTTTTTAATAATTTCGGATAGAGTGCCGAAAAAAAAAGCGAGTATTTGTAAAACTGTGGAGCTGGTAGATCCTTGAAATTGTCAACCTTCCACTGATAGTCATCCTCTATCTTTCTCCCAAATATGTTCACCCGGTACGATAAACAAGCAATGATTTTGTGCAATGCCTCTATCTTATCGCTATCGCCTAATTCTTGCAGTTCAATAAAGTGATGTGCCTCCATTGCTTTGGCATTCTTGACGAGCTTGAATCTTCTGCCTTTGTGTTTGAATGACCACTTCAATCGGTGCTTTGGTTCTTGCTCTAAAAACGACAAGTCAATTTTCCGCAAGTCATTTAGTGTCCACTTCTCAACCTCCTCGTATGGCAGCCCTTTAATTATCGCCACCGTGTGAGCTGTTTTCTCTATCGGGTTAAGGTCATCAGGAAGCTCTCCAATCTCTTGAAGCATTCCGATTGTAATATCTTTCCATTTAAGCATAGTAGAATAGTCCTGGTTTATTGTGTTGTTTGCAATCATTGGCAAGAGCAAGACTCATAACACAGTCATCGTGTAGCCCTTGTGGTGCTGTGTATCTCACTCCTGTTCTTGTGTATTCAAATTCAAAGTTACGCATTTCATCGGCAATCACGCCCTCAGGGAATTTAACTTGCTGCCCTTGTACCGCCACCACTAATCCCTCAATGAGTTGCTGCTTTGATTGACTCGTGAATTTAAAACCTTTGATTCTTGGATGCTGCCTTTGTAGTTGCTCCACGATAGGATCACCGACTCCCGTACTATCTACAAAAGCAGGTGTGTTCCCTATGGTTGCCGTTATCTTCTGAAGTGTCTGACTCCAATCAGCTTGGAATCTGTCAAAGTGAACGACCTCTCCATTCTCGTTCAGTCCTATGATTACAGTCCAGTCAGTGTACTTTGCAAGGTCAATTCCGTAGGCTGTGGGTGTGCCGCTACTCTGTTGAATACAAGCGTTGATGTTCTCATGTCCAAATGGGTTAGAATTATCATCAGCAGGTTCAGCCAAATATAACTCACGAAATACATACTCAGGCAGGTCACGTTTAGCTTGTTCTATCTCCTCACGTTCAATGATGCCCTCATCCGCTGCATCGTATGCCGTGATTTTGAAATACTCCATGTTAGGATCACCAGCCTTTGCCCTCTCTCCTAATTTATAGAACCAATTCTTTTTACCCTTGACGTTTCCAATGAGTTTACATTTGCCTTGTGTAGCTGTTAGGGTTGAACGTAGAGCAAACCAAGAATCCTCTCTTGCTCTTGATGCCTCATCAAAGACTGCTGAGTACACATCATCACCATAAAGGTTATCAGGTTTCTCTGCCGATTTAAACTCTATCCTTGAGCCTACCGGTGTGATTAGTGTCAACTTGCTTTCGTTAGATACAAAGAAGTTTTTCTCTGTCACCTGTGCCTTCATACGTCTGAATGCAATCTCCGCTTGTTGGTATACAGGAGCAACCCACCACACCGACTGATTCTCTTTCAAACTTAAAGACTGCTCAAATAACCAAATAATGTGACTTGCCGTTTTACCTGTCTTAGTCGATGCTGCCGTTATCGTGTAACGTGCATCTGAATCTAAGATGGCTTTTTGGTAGCTCGTCAGTTTTGGTCTTGAGTAGTTGATTTGCATTTTTAACCCCTTATTTACGTGTTAAAAAAAACCGATTTCGTTTCACGATGTAACACTCCTTAAAAGGTCTACACGCTTCTTGTTGATGGTGTCAAGGTTGTGATGTTGGTGGCAATACTGATAATTAATCTCACCCACCTCTTTGACTTTGTCAGACTTAATTAACTTACCAATCTCTGACCAGTCGTTGTTCTGCACAAAGAAACAGCCTAAATTATCTCGGTGGTTTGTGTACGGCTCAACTGCACTTACAAAGATGGGCAACTTGTACGCTGCCGCTTCGAGAATCTTCAGCTCTGATTTGTATCGGTTAAACTTAGTCGGAAGTAGTGGAGCAATGCAGATGTCAATCTCTGAATAATACTTGCCGAACTCATTCGCCTTTGTTCCTACCCTTGTCTGAAACCACTCAGGGCGTTTATGTCTTGGCTCTCCTGTGATTGCTTTCTCCATTGTTGCCCAATCAGCAACATTCTCATGAAAGCCACACATTAAGAACCTCGCTCCGTATTCCTCACAGATAGGCTTTATTTTGCCTGTAAGCAACTTTAAATCTTCAGTGTGGGATAACCCTCCCACCCATCCGATTGTAAAAGGATGCTCTGTTTCTGCTTTCCATTGACTTTGATTTAAGTCTAAAGCATTGGGAATTATCGTGACGTTTTGATTGAACTCTTTTACCTTCTCCTCAAGTTGTGGAGTGGTCACCATCACTGCATCTGCATAGTGTAGGCTATCCTTGATTCCGTTTTTGATGTATGCTCTGTAAAACTTATAAGCTGGGTTGTGTTTAGGAATTACCCAATAGTCATCAATATCAACAATGAAAGGGATTTTCTTTTTGGCGAGTATCGGAAGGATGTTGTATTGCAATCTTCCAAGCCATCTGTTGAATACTACGCAATCATATTTTTCAAAAGGTAGGTCAGCCCATTCCCCCTGATCAACAGAAACATCAACTGTGATTCCGTAGTCTATTTGGATTTTGACGTATGGGGTGTATAGCCTGTGAAAGCTCACCCCATTCATGCCGTCAAGTAATAGTAAGATTCTCATCAGAAAGGCATATCATCCTTCTCCTTCGGTGGTCTTGGCACTGCCACATAATGCGTAGCCTTTGACCTGTCGTTTTGCGTCTTGAGTTTCTGCACTCTGATGCGAACGTCACCATACTTGTTGATTTCAAGCTTTCCGTCATTCAAAGCTTGTTTGAACTTCTCCACGTTAATCGTGATGTTTAAGCCAAAGTCATCAGACCAGGCGTTTCCTAAAAATGTAATTTCATCCATATTATTTTCCTTTTGGGTTTTCTAAGTTTAGTGTGACGTTGATTGTTTTTGCCTCAATGTTTTGATCTACTGTTTCCTTTGGTTTACCATAAACTCTGTCGAACAACAACTCCAACAAATGAATACTGCCTTTCTTGTAGTCCTTTGTCGCTTTGTTTGCAATCATAGATATCCAGAATGGAAGGTCATCGTTTTGAGCAAGTTCCATCAGTTCGCTTCTTGTCCGTGATAATACCCCTTTGATTATCTCCTCCGTCTGTGATTTGGATAACTTGACATTGTACTCATCCAAAAAGATTTCCTTTAATATGGTATCTACTTTTTTAGGTCTACCATTGGGATTTCTGACCTCTCCTTTTTTTGCTGGTATGAGATTCTGTTCGTTAGCCATCTTCTAAATTATCTCTAAATTATTTGTCCGTTGCGTTTTATAACAAGTGAAGGGTCAAGTGCTTTCATTCGGTCTATTATTACTTGGCAGTATTTAGGATCAAGTTCCATTCCGTAACACTTCCGTTTAAGTTGGTGTGACGTTATCATTGTTGTACCACTTCCTAAATATAAATCTACTATTAAATCATTTTCTTTACCCCATTTCTTAAAAAACCAAGATGCCAATTCAGTTGGTTTTTGAGTAGGATGATGTCTTTTATGGTCAAATTCTTTTTCAGTTCCAAATGCACTTGCCCATCTTATTCTCGCTATTTCTCTTTTATGTCTATTTTTACTCCAACACAATTCAAATGAACTTCCATACATTTTATCAAAATTTTCATCTACTCGTTTATCCCATACAATCCAACTCCCTTGATTTTTATTTGGCAATAATTCCGCAAAATAATCTGCACCCCATATAAATATTTCTTTACAATCATTAAAACAAGCAAAAATAGTATTTATCAATTCTTGACTAAAATCATTGTGGTCACCTATTACATTTTCATATTTCTTGCCATTTTTGATACCTTTTTCTTTTGCAAATGTTGAATTATTACTCATTTCACTATAATCTGCGTCTAATTTCATTCCATACGGGGGGTCAGTAAAAACCATATCTGCTTTTTCTCCATTCATTAACTTCGCAACTGCATCGCTATCGGTACTATCCCCACACAACAAACGGTGTTCACCTATCTCAAACAAGTCACCAATTACAATGTCCGTTTCTATTCCCCCATCAGGAACTTCAAAGTCATCCTCCTCTGCTTCAATTTCTGTTTCTGCAAACACAGGAACATCAATACCCCACTCCTCAAGTTCATCAGTATCCCACTCGTTGGCTATCATATCCCAATCCCATTCACCGAATCCAGCGTTGTCTTTAATTATAAACTGACGTTGTTGTTCATCGGTTAAGTCTGATGCTTTTATGATAGGTGCTTCCTTTAATCCTAAATGCCTTAATGCTTTTAATCGCATATTACCACCAAGTACAACCATATCGTCATTTACAACAATAGGTCGTAGCTCAAGCATCTTAGGGAATGCCTTGATTGATTCACATAATTTGTGAAACTTGTCATCCTTGATAACTCTTGGATTGTTTGGGTTGCTCTTAATGTCTGTTATTTTTACTACTTGTATGTTCATTTTCTTTCTGTCATCTTAACCTTATGGACCACCTTGAGCATCTCTTTGTCTGCTTTATTCCCTTCGTATTTTTCATGGCAAGATCTACAAACCGCCATCAGGTTTTCAATTACATCTTTAGTTTTACTTCCGCCCATTCCCCTTGGTTCAATGTGATGAATATCATTTGCACTGCTTCCGCATATCTCACAAGGTATCCAATCGGTTGTGTCATAGCCGAAATAGTTTAGATATATTTTGGTGTGTTTTTTCAAAGCCTAATTACTTGACATTTGGTTCTCTGCTTGAGTTCGTGCATGTGAGCGTTGTGAGCGTTGAAGTCTGTTCCTTGTTCTGCTTGGATATAGTGTTCAGTCAGTCCTTGATATAAAGCTCTGCCTCCATCTATGCCTAAAGTATATACCTGATCGAATCGGTTCATCAGTAGTTCAAATGCAAATGAACTTGAGTTGAAAGTTCTGAATGTGTAGTGACCTATATTGGGATCAATCTTAAACTGCACAAAGATGGTGTTGTCGTATATCTTAGCATTGCAGGTTCTTGTAAGGATAAAACGTGCCTTGTATTTTCCGTTTATGTATTTATGTGGTTCGTTATAAATCACAGGATCGTGAAAGGCTGCTATATCTGCATAGCGTGTCTTTTCCAATGCTCCGTTAATTGTCCAGACGTTGTAGTCTAACATCATAGAGGCATCCCACCTCTCAAGAGATGCACCTGTACCAACAACAAGCCAAGGCTTATCCTTCGCCCAAGTCTGTTTTATTATCTGTGTTACGCACGACACGTTTTCTTCGCTTTTTTTTAACCGGTTGCTCGTCATCAGTGTTCAGTTCCTTGTTCTGTGCTTCGGCTCTGATAATCATTGAGAGCATTCCCTCAACGACACAGTTGCCGCACGTTGGAAGTGGTTTACCCATCTCTTGTAGATAGACTGCTCTGAACTCTACGTTCTGCTCAGGTGTCATTTTTAAGACTTGTGTTTCTTTCCATTTCTGAAATACTGGCAACATCTCGGTGAGGATGAAATCAATTTGTTCTTTGTTCATTTAGTATTCTTATTACTTTGGTTAGTGCCTCGTTGACTTCGCTCGGTCTTGGTTGACTTATTGCAAAGCCCTTTCGGTATTTTAAATGTCTTTGTAGTGTGTCAATTACTTCGTTTAGATCTTTTAGTTCATACATATCTGTTCAATATCGCTGCAATCATTCCTGCCGCAAATGAGAATAAGACCCCCTCAAGGGAGTGGAAGTACAGTACACTCAACCAAAACGCAAGACATAGCTCACAGGTAAATGGCTTAACCTTGAACTTGTATGTGAAGTTTCTTACAAGAATTACTCCCATAGAGGCGAGTCCTAATATCTCAAATGTAAGGCTCATATTTTTTGAATTGTTTGTTCGCTTTGTATTTAATCTCGTTAATCACTTTGTCTATCTCATGCCTACTAATGCCCGTTGCTCTACTGATTGATCGTGCTGATTTGGGCTTAATGTTTCGACCTCCTTCAGAATACAACTTCCAAATCTTTGTGTGATACCAATCGTATTCTCGTAAGACGATGTCAATGCAGTAATGCAGTATCTCGTTTCTGTAATCAACATCATGATCAGGTATCTCAAGTTTGGAGGAGTCCAACATTGGCTCTTGTTTAAATAGTTTGTTGAACCTCGTGTATTGCCCATAGGCTTGATTAACCACGATACGAATGACAAGCCCTTCCCAATATCCACTGTTGTATTTTTCCAATATCCAATCTTCATCCTTTTCGCAGATTATCAGAAACACCTCCTGATATAAATCATTCGCTTGATGCTTCCCTATCTTATCGCAAACCTCCCTCAACCATTCGGCTTTGGTAAGCTCGTTTATGATGTCGGCTTTTTTGATATGTCAAAGTTCTTTGCAATTTCAATACCTATTCAAGAAGTTTTACACAATAGTTGCACAGTCTTATCATTGCAGATACTGTAAACCTCAAAGCCTTGTTTCATGTATTTCTTTGCATAGTAGATGACTTGCTTGTCATTCTCAAGAATTATGTGAACAAACTCACGCCCCTTCCTGACTGTCAGCTCCATTGATTAACTCTAATATGGTTAACTCCTCTCTGTACACTTGAGGAATGTCCAGCCAATTCTCAACTCTCTTACATCCATTTATAACGCTTGAATGGTCACGATTAAAGATTGAACCAATTTTTATTGTGCTGAAATTCTTTCGATGCCTTAGATGATAAAACAAAGCATGTCTGACGTTAACGATTGATCGATCCCTCATTGGTGACTTCAGTTCATCTTCAGTGATGCCGTACTCGTTTAGAATGCGTTCATATAGTTCCTGACATCTTTCAACATTGTGTCCTTTGAGTTTTAGTATTTCATGCCTCATCTTGTGAATGGTCACTTGATACTCTCTTATTTGGTTTCTGACCTTTCTTTGATAGTTGTCGTGCTGCTTTTCTAAGCGTGTCAACTTTTGCTTTGCTGCAATGTATTCTGCGTAGTAGTCTTTCATAGTTCTAAATAGTATGCCATACAGGCTGCTTTGTAAATAATTTCCTCGTCTAATTGTGAGCGTTTCTGTTTATGACCTCGCTCTCGTTTCAGTTTGTAAAACCATATATTTTGATTGTCCTTAATCATCTCCACTAACTCAGCCACTCGCTTCTCATCAATCTTTGGCTTGTCTTCTAATTCCTCCCAAGCCTTGCATAGAAAAGATGGAAACACTGCCGCCCTTTTTGTTCTGACATTCTCCCAGTTGCTTTTGGCTATCTCAAAGGATGACATCTTAGGGCTATTGTCAACCGGTGCTTCTATTGCCAAATACTCCCGTGGCTTTAGTTTTAAAGTGTGAGAGTTGTCTTTTATGTAGGCGTTCATGATGTCGCTTACAAATTTGACGTTGAGTTGCTGTGGTTGTCTGATCGTGTACTTTCCGAGCAGATACTCTCTGAAGGCTTTGTCCATCGTTTCGATTTCACATCGTGCAAATCCTTCTTGAATAAACTCGATGAACTCCTTTCCTTGTTGTGGTGGCTTAATGCCTCCTAATGAACAGAGCTTTTTTAAACGCTCCAATATCATCTCCTGATTAACATCCTGAATAAACATGATTACAATTCTAAGTATATTTTTTCTAATTGCTTAAATAGCTCAAGTGCTACCTGTGGCACTATTGCGTTTCCGTATCCTTTGATACTTTCTGCTCTCCACTTTGAAAAGGTAATTCCGTCCAGTTCGGTGGGAAGCCCATCATCTCCGCTACAAATTGGGGATTTAGTTGGGAAGATATGCCAAGTGTTTCCGTCAGTTGAGTATTCCCTTTTCTTTTCTTTTTTGAACCGTTGCAATCTGAGGCTATCGGTGTCGGTAGCATTCCAATGTGTTTCATCAACCTTCCACTTACTGCTTGTTGACTCAAACTTCCTATTTCTCCCTCTCCCGGTTTTAATTTTTCTGTCATCCAATCCGATGCAGTTGGTGTTTTTAGCAATAAACCAAACCCTATCTCTCCTATGTGGTGCGTTTTTGGCTGCAGCTGGAATAATAAACGGCTGAACTTCGTACCCTTCAGCTTCCAAGTCAAGACACACCTGCTCGAATACCAATCCGTCATCAATATTAGTGATACCAAATACATTTTCAGCGATGACGAATGTCGGTTTAATTTCTTGTATTGCTCTAAGCATTTCGCCCCAGAGATAGCGTTCATCATCCGTTCCTTTTCTTTTCCCTGCCATTGAGAATGGTTGGCATGGGAATCCTCCTGTGAGAATGTCAATTTTGTTTGCATATTTTTTAAAATCAGTTTTACATATATCAATGTGGCTATCAGCATTTGGAAAGTGGTAGTCTAAAACCTTACGAGGAAATTCCATCCACTCGCAGTGAAAAATGTTCTCCCATCCCATCCACTCAGCAGCTAAATCAAAGCCACCTAATCCACTAAATAAAGATCCGTGTTTCATAATGTCCAGTTGTCTAATTCGTTTTGACTATCCGCATACGGGAGTTTTTCATCCTCGTATCTCCTTTGGTTTAAGTAGGTTGTAAAGTTAGGAAGATAATCTGTCTTTTGTGCTGCGATGTGATTCTTGAGATATTTGGGTAAATGCTGCCTGATCTTTTCAAGCTCCGTCTGTTTTAGTTTTTTAAACTTTGATGCTGCATCCTTTTTGCTTCCAGGTTGTCGTGTTGAAACTTGGCTGTAAGCCTTCCAAACCTGATCAAAAATTTCATCCCTTTCCACCAAGAGAGATTTATCTCTCTTATTTATTACATTAACATTTACACTATCACTTACACTTACATTAACACTATCAGCTTTTTTGGGTTTTTCAGAAAAGGCTTGGGTTTTTTCGCTTTCTTTGGGTTTCTTTGGTCTGCCACCCTTTTTCCCATTTAGGCTCTGCTTTTCAATGTAACTATCCCATTTCTGAAGGTCACGCTTTAACTGTTGTCTAATCGGTTCAAATGCAATCTTTGTGATAACATCGTCTGTTTCAGGATCAAGGTCATTAACGTAAGCGAGAATATGCTTAAACAATCTCCCTGCTTGTTCCTCGTTTAACTGCTCCACCGTATGAATTAGGTCGGTGTACAATATGAATGATTTCTTATTTTGTGCCATAAAAAAAGCCCCGTACCGATTAGATGTGTGGAAGACCATCTAACCAGCCGAGGCAAAAGTCATTAAACATAACAGCTCCCACCCTGTTGTTTGCTCTACGAATTTAATGAATTATGAGTATAACCCAAATCACTTTTTACTTTTTGTTGCTTTGCCATCTTCTCCAGGTACTTCTTGCCTCTGAATTGTGGGCGTTCCATCTGAAGCTTACGTCTGATTCTTGTGATGGTCTGAGCATCGGTCAACTTGCCGAATGTGTACTCACGCTTAAAATCATCAAAGGTTTCTAATCTTATGCCTTCATCTGACATCTGCATTGTCCAATAATAGGCAGTAAGCATTCGGTCATCGTCTTTGGTTTCTGGGTGCTTGAGTAGAACTGCGGCAACCCTTTGCTGAATCATGTTGTTCATTTCTTGAATCTCCTTCTGTAAAGTGGTTCAACATACGGCTTTTCAGACTCATTGGCTTGGCGTTCAAGCTCATCTTCAAGCTTCTTAAATTCTCTGACTTCGTCGCATATTTTCAAATAAGCTAAATAGCAAATTGCCATAATTAATGCGATTGGTAAAACTAAAATTACTGGTACTTCCATAGTTCAAATATAAACTTTATTTTTAATTCGCCAAAATATTTTGCAATAATTCCCAAGCATTCTCTAATTTCTCATTGAGTTCAAACTCGACTTCGTGACGTTCTATCTCTCCAATATGCATCTGTTTTCCTTCGGGCATTCGTGGATCATAAGAAACAAAGTAACCGTAATCTAAATCAGTGGCTAACATACCCAACTGCATCTGCCAATAATACTCTGGGTGTATTTGCTTAAGGCTATCCGCATCGTATATGTTGAAGTTCTTTAAATGTATACCTGAGTTGTAAGGGCATTTTATTTCAAGGATTGCATCTTCACTTAAGCCGTCAGGTGAATAACCACTGTACTCACCATAAGGAATAAATACATAGGTTTCTCCGCCATAGTATGTCCACTCTTGAAAGTTCTGCTGATTGAAATAGTAAAAGGCATCCGCCTCGTGTGACATACCCCAATCAAGAGCATCTCCATAAATTGGCTTAGAGTTGCCGGTCAGTATCTCAGCAGCTCGTTCATAGACAAATGTTTCTGCCGTCTTTGAAAGGGGAGAACCTGATCGGCTGCTCCCCATTAACTTGTGTACTACTGAAGCCGTGAATCTGTTGGCTCTTGCTTTAAGCCATTCCTCTTGGCTTTGTGTCATTGTAACTTCCATCCGTTGCTCAGTAGTCATTTCGTTGCTGTCAACACCTCCTCATGCTTTTTAGAGATGACAAACTTTTCTTTGATGTCTTGAATCTTACCACCGCTTTGGATGTGTTTTAATGCTTTATCCCACATTGGATGTTGTGGAGTGATGGTTTCCTTGACTGTTTTAACTTGATGCCCACTTGCTGAGTTGCCGTCATCATCTGCCTGGTTCAAATTAAAGATAGAAGCAAGAGCATATCTTCTCGCATAGGTCAAAGCAGATCCGTACTGCTGTGGATTGTTTGCATCTCGCATTCTTAAGAGCTGTTCAGATTGCATCCATTCGCCTGATTCAACGTGGTAAATTTTAGTTACCAATACGTCATCGTGTGGGTGCTGTGTAATCAAAAGCCCTAACTCTTGACATACCGGGTTGATGGTTGTAAGAATGCTGGACAAATCCGCATACGAAGAGTGGAAATGGTCATTCTTGGCTGTCTTTTTTACAGCGTTGACTTTACCTTGGAACTCAAATAAAGCTTTCACAAGGTTGTTAGTTTCGTTACTTGTTTTCATTTTCTACTAATTTGATTTTGGTTGGTTTTAGGTCATGGTAGTACATCAAGTCATTGATAACGTCATGACGCTCAATGTCATTGTACAAAAGAAAGTCAGTGGTGAATGATGCACCTTCTTCATCAACGTGTCTATACACATGGTCAGAATACTCATCTCTGTAATGCTCCATAATCATTGACTCGATTTCTTCACGATCAAAGATTAACGTGACAAAATACTGCTCGACAACAACATCTTTGTCCTCAACTAAAATGGTAATCATTGCTGCACCTCCTCGTTTTCGATGTCCTCAAGGGCAGCCTTTAAAACTAAAAGGGCTTTGTCTGAAATAACGTTGCCTTCAATGTACTTCTTGACGCTGGGCATAGATACGCCCGTTTGTTCACTGACACGCTTAATGATGCCGTGACGTTTCTTAAGCTTGATTAGCTTTACAATTTCTTGTATTTCCATGCCACAAATATAAAAATAATTTGTAGAATGAAAAAACTTTTTTCTTTATGGGCTGCCTAAAGTGTCGGCAATATACCTTCCAATTCTCTGAGCGAGTGTTTGGGTTGTGACTTGTTTCAATGATGGTGTCACGAATGGTTGAGCCTTTGTTCCTTTCTGTCCAATCTTACGAGCGATAACATAGGCAAGTGATTTTGTTGCTGCTATCCTATCAGGTGACTGAGCAATCTTTTGCTGAATAGGTCGTTTGTTTTGAATCCACTCGTAAATGTTTTTAATCGGTGGCATCTTACCGGCTCTCCTGCCATCTTCTACATATTGCCAATAATCCTCCATTAAGATTGTCAATCTGAGATTGTCAGCACTTGCTTGTTTGATTTGTGGCTCAATAGACTGAGATAATGAACTTGAAGCGTTTGTCTTGTTAGCCCTTAATCGGTTCTGCATTTGAGCGATTAGCTCGTTGCCCCAATTCTGAACTACACGCAAAATCCCATCATCTGCTGACGGGTTAAAATCTGAATACTCTTTTCCTATGCTTTCAAGAGAATCAGCCATTTATTTTAGTCAATGCGTAGTTGTGAAAATCCTTTAATCTGCTGATCCATCCTCTGCCAAAATGCTTGAATGAAGATAGCCCTCTTAAGAAGTTAACTCTGTGGTCGTATGACTTCAAGTAGATATAGTCCTCTCCTTTCATGATTATAAGGCGATTTAAGGCACTTAAAGTGTTCTTGCCTACCTTCCCATCCACTGCGATAGAGAAACCCTCTGATACGATAAATTTCTGTAATTGCTTTGCTGCACCATAAACACCAGAACCCCAAGCGAAATCAGCCCAAAACTCAGCGATTAAATCTGACTCAATATCATCTGCTTTTATACCTTCCCAATAAAGTTTGTAAATAGACTTCCAATCCTCATGAGTCATCTCATAAAAACGCTTTACTGATTCTTCTGAATCTCCGTGTTGAGCTTTCCAAGCCGCCCAAGTAATGCCTTTATTGGTGTGAACGCCTGAGCCATCAGGCACACAGTTTGCTGATGCACTATCTTTTGAGTGCTTAGAAAGTCCGCCCTCCCAGCGGAGGATATAGTCAATATTTGCATTGTTTATATTACCCATGGTCTTGTATTTCTTTTTGTAAACGTTTGAGATACCACTCTGCTTTTTGCAGGTCTTCCATTCCGTTCTTACGATTATAACGCCACATATACTTAAGAGAATTACCCCGTAAATAGCCTTTAAATTCTTCATAACTCATTTGTGCTTTAATACATTCTATACATTCAATCTCCCCTGCATAGTGGGTAGGATTGTTCACGTTGTCAGCCATATATATCTAAACTCTTCGTATGGCAAATCTATATAAAAAGAATGAGAACCCTCACAAAACACTTGAGTCATCTCGTAAAATTGTGAAGCTCCTACCACTTTTGTCAAGTCTAAAACGCCCTGTTCAACAATCTCAACGTCTTGAGCTTCTGTTTCTAATCCTATCTGCTGATAAATAGGATCAATCATTTCTTCTCTAAATATGTAATTAACCTCTATCTTCATCTTATCTTGTATGTATAAGCGTTGACTTTTACTTCTTCTTTGCCGTCTTTGATTACTCTCTGTGGGTGCATCTCTAACCATCTACCACCTAAAGGCTTAGGACTTGCCCCTCTCTCTACATGCCAACCTCCCTTGCCTTCGTTGTATTCCTCTTTATAGGTTGCAGTTCTAACCATCAGAATATCTCTAAGTCTTACCTTGTTATTATGAGTCAGTCGTTCAACTGTGTACGTTAATTCATGGTCTTCGTGAACGTGACCCATCCATATCAAGTCAGCACCCTCAACAAAAGTCTGCATTCGGTTAAACTGAATTGTTCCCTTCGTTACTGGTCCGCCCCCACCTGATCCGTGGAAATACTTGATATTGAAATTCACTTTGCCGTTGCTTTTGTCACGAGCAAAGTTGTAAATAATCCAACCGCCATACCCACCAACTTCAACATTTGTATCGTTCGTTGAGTTAAGTCCATACACAAAGCGTTCAATCACATCTGTTTCTTGTCTGCGGAGTATGTTGCTCTCATGGTTGCCATAACCTACTACCTTGATAAGATGAGCGTAAGGAGAAAACCACTTGACCGCATCATTCACAACGGCATCTAAATAGTTTGCTTTGTTGTGTTCAGGTCGAATGTCGCTTTTGTTCTTACGAGGGTCATACGCTCCCTGCATTAAACAAAAGGTATCGCCATTAAGCAATACGTCCGCCCCGATTTCTTTTGCTTTTTCGAGATGGCTTCTGAGTAGGTCACGGTCACACTTTGGATTGTCCCAATGGGCGTCAGAGATGAGTAATACCTTTTTTGGCTCGAATGTGTTTCTGAGGATGTGTACATTTGTTTTCATAGTATTAAAGCCAAAACAAGCAAAGCACTTGATAAGGCTGATATTTTTTGATATCTATATTTAGCCTCTTTTTCTTTATTAGTGGCTATTATTAGTTCTTCAATAATGCTGTCTTGACGATGTATGGTTTTCCCATCATTAAGTGCCAATTCTTCGTATAATGATTGTTTTTTGCGACATTCATGCAACTCTATTAAACGCTCATTTATCTCTCTTATCGTGCTGTCTGAGAATTGAGAGGATGCTCTCTGTGGTGTTAGCACTGCTAATGCTATCAGCGTAGATATTGCGAATGGAATCAATCTCTTTGTCAACTGCATAGATTTCACGAATTATGATGACTCTACTGGTGTCAGGTTGGTATGTCGCAGTAGCTTTCGAGGTAGGGCGTGTTAATAGTAAAGCTAATACCATGCCCAGCAACAACATCAGTGCGTGAGTCAAAAAAGGGTTCAGCCGTTCCGCTAACCACGATTTCAAAGTCTGCATCGGTTACGTTTCTTTTAAGTAGTGTTACAATGTCGATAATAATCCCTGCTGTGTCAGATAGCACTTCAATCGTGTTAGAGCTGCTTTCAAATTGTCTGTCCATCACAAGCATAGAGAAGTCATAATTAACAGCCTTTTGCTCGGTGTTAAACGTGAAGCCGTTTGGAACTAACCACACAAGAGGATAGTATTTAACTTCATCAACTGCGAAGTCAAACTCAGCCCCGACTGCGAACTTGCCGACCATCTTGTGGCTTTCCGCTTGGGTTTTTATCTTTTCGATGATTTGGTTGAGCGTCATACTTTTTTAATTTGGCTTCGTTTTTCAATCGCCATTTATTTTTTGTAGTCATCAGGGAAGTCATAATTGTAGAAACAGTCATCATCCGTACCTGGTAGATACATTCCTCCAAAATATGCCGTGTTCTGTGGGCGTATTACATCAAAGCCAGTACCAGGGTTCAAATACTTTGGATACAATGTTGGATTCTCCTTCAAGAAGTCACGCAATCGCTCTGCATAATACTCAGCCTTATCTCTGTATCTCTGCTCAATCTGTGTTAATTCTCCTGTTGTGATAGGTGTTGCGTTTTCAGAGTTACGAGATGCTACTGACTTATTCATGAATTTGAAAGTCATCGGCAACATTGACTCGGTAAGTGAGTAATACTTCAAACAAGGTGCAATGTAACTATCAAGTAACGTGGTGTTATCGCTTGTTAGTGTACCGTTGTAGGCTTGGTCTTGCAGCTCATCGTATATACCCGACCCAATCACATCACGAATGTAAATCTCCTGAGCCTCTTTAATTGCTGCTTTGAGAAGCTTATCGTCTAAGTTCTCGTTGATGGGTGTGTTATCCTTTAGGTAGGTAACGGATACAAAATATACAAAGTTAGCCATTGATTCTTCTTCTTAGTAGTTGTGGTTGCCAAATGTGTCTGCAATATGGAACGTGAGTCGTTGTGCCTTTGATGGTCATCCATCCGCCTCGTCTTTTCCAAGCTGAATAACCAGGGTCGTTATACTCCCTTGCAAGTATCACAGATATTTGGTCGATTTCTTCTCTTGTGTAAACTCGGTTGAGTCTAATCATCCTCTGACAGAAATCTCTTGATGTAGGCAACAAATCGCCTCCGCTTATACCTGGTGCCTTTTCATAAGTGTAACGAGTCACAATCTCTGTTCCTACATTAGAATTTTCAAGAGTGGTTGTTCCTTCAGGCGTAATTCTGAAACCATCATCAACAGATTCAATCAAGCCCCTCTGTGCCATATCATCTACTTCCCTCATTATCTCCTCCACAGGCTTTTTAATGTTGTTTGAGAGCGTTTCTAAGGTGATACCCTCGTTAGAGTACAGCCACTGCAAAATCATCGCTTGTAGAGCATCTCCGAACTCCAAGGGTACAGACTCAAAATTGTCAGCATCTTCACCGAACTCAGCGAATACTTTTAAATCTTTGTCATCATCCCATCCAAAAGGATTCTCACAGCTCTCACATTTCACTTGCTCAGACATTGCTGTTGTGGCTGACATTCCTAACTCAATACGAGCCTCATCTCTGTCAATGATGCCTTTCTCAAATAGTTCAACGTAGTCAAGTCCAATCGGTGGCTTGTTCTTTGTTTTAAGCTTTACAGGTGTAATGTATTTGAAGATAGAACTCAAGGCTCTATCCATTTGATTCTGTCTTGGCTCAATGTAGGAAGTTTGAAACGCCTCAAATGCTTCAATCAGTTCGTTACGCCCTCCCAACTGCCCCTCTGTCTTGATACCGAAAAGCATCGGAGAAGTAACTCGGTGACTCATCAAAATCTCCTCTTGAACTGTGTTGTTCAGAATGTCAAACTGCTTGTCAAAGTCTGAAGGTGCAAGGTTGTTAACTACTGAAGGAGTTTCATTCGGATCGTTAAACTGAATGATGATGCTTCCAGCGTTATCTGTGCCGCTAAAATTGTCTTTAAATCTTCTGATTGTCTGTCGAGCTTCTTCTGGTGATGGAATGCCTTTAAATAATTGTAAAAGAGTCTGAGCAGAAAAGCCTGATTTGATGGAGTTCAAATGAAAGTTTGCAATCTCGGTGTCAATCTCGATGTACTTAAGAGCCGATTGATATGGTGCAGTTGGATATTCGCCGCAACCTGCTTTGTACATCTTAAAATAATAAACCTGCTTAGATTCTCTCGTATTTGGATTCCAAGGGTAATAATGTTCAGGCTCAACTTTTCTTGCAGTCCAATCTTCAGCATATAAATAATGCCCATCTAATGAATGACGGACATTCTGAAACGGCAAGTGATAAATCTCAGCTATTTTAGTTTTTGCTTTGTTCCAAATTATCTCAAGAGCGAAACCGTCAAACAACTCAAGGTCTTGAGCAATCTTGTTTTTAAGACTGTCAAAGTCCTCGTAAGCGTTAATTGAATCAAGAGCATCGTTTGCCTTTGCTATGTTCTCTGTGTTATATGCGATTATCTCGGTTTTATCACCGGCTATAAAGTCTGCTTTCTGAGTAACAATCGCACCGTGTTTAGGTGAGCTGTTAAACAAGTCAATCAACATCTGTGGGTAAGCATTATCCGCACCATAAGTCAAGAAGCCTTTTGCTTTGTTCTCCTTGAAAATGGGAATCTTGCTCTCAGCAAAGTTGATCCGTATGAAGTTATTTTCCATCTTTTTTATCTTTTGCAAATATAGAACCCACACCAGCGACGATGAACGCCCCTGCCTCTGTGAGTGTTGCTTTGTTTATTCCGACTAATATTAATGACCCTGTCACTAATAGAACACCTAAAGCCGTCGTTTTCCAATTCTTAAATATTCTCTCTATCATTTTCCAAAGTATTTAATCAACAACGAGTCATTTATATCGTGTAATCGTTCAAGTTCTATCATGGCTGAATCGTACAACTTTTGACTCTCCTCCATCTGTTCCGCTACTTCATCCTCAATCCTTGGCTTATCAGTTGACAATGCCAAGATAACAGCGAGTATTGCTAAAATTGCTAAGCCTTTCATATCTTTCCTAACGCTTTGTAGATTTTAATCTCAGTCACCAATGCAGAACAGAGTGAGTCTTGAGTTTTAAGCATAGCCGACATTTTGCGAAGTTCTGTTTCACACTTTACAAGACGCTTCTCACATTGAGCCGTTGCCAAATTGCTCTGACGCTCCGCTCTGATGTATAGGGCAGTAACGACAAAAAGCAAAAGATAGGTGATAGCCTTCTCGCTGTTCTTGGTGAATTGCTCAAAACTTACGGGGAATCTCATATTTCTTCGTGTGGTGTGATTGTGATGTCAGTAGGTTGTCCCAATACTGCCTCTAATCCATCTACATAACGGATATACCAAAACCCGTCAAGTTCTGAATAGTTATAGTTGACCCAATAGATGGTGGTATCATTAGGGCGTATCGGATAGCCTTTGTAGTCTGCCGCGTCTTGTCTTGCGGTGATTGCTTCTTGTTCTGTGTTAAATGTATATCCGTTCATATTTCTTCTTCGGGTATTGGTGTATATTCTATGCGTTCAAGTTGCTCAAGTTGGTCGTGTATCGCTGAAAAGTTAGGGTCGGTTAGAACATTCAATCCCACTATCCATCTATCGCTTCCGTCTTTGACAAACTTCAAAACAGAGTTGCCGTTTCGGTATCCGTCTAAAGTATTGTATTGTCCTGTGTTTGGGTTTAATACTATCATAATGATGTTAAATAGGTATTTAATGCGTCATATAAATCGGTATTTTCAGCGGATAAATCATCACCCATCCCATATGCGGAAATAGTTAAACTCGAAAATCCCCAACTTGACTGCCCCGCCATTATTATTTGAGTGGCATTTGCTAGTGATGCTGATGCAGTTGTATTCGATTGCGTTAATGTTGTGTCCATATAAAAGCCGTTTGATGAAGCACCATCGCGATAGTAGTGCAATAAATAATCACTACTAAGATTTGACGCAACAACATTGGAATTAGAACTTGTATTTATTCTCCATTGAAATACACTTAAAGTTCTTATGTTAACAGAGTTATAAGAAGAAAAATCTGAAACACCATCAAAAGGGTCATTATCTGGAGGTGTACCATTTATCCAGCCAAACTTTGAAGCACTATCTTGTTGATAATTGACGCTATCGTTTGCTAAATTAAAATTAGTGTTCATGTAAGCACTGGCGCCATCGCCCGTAAATCCTATATCAGTAGTAAACGTAGGACTATTAACTGCACTATATTGGCTCAATCTTATCCAATCAATCAAAGCAAAATCTTCATCGCCATCAGTAGCAAAAACAGCAAATGTATCTAACTTACTCCAGACACCCGCATCTTTTAAATCACCGACTAAAGCATCTTGTAATGCACATTGAGCGTATGATGGTCTTTGGTAGCCTTGAGAATCTGCATAGTCTAAAACGTCTTGATATTCGCTATTTGTGGCTACATAGTATATAGAGTAAAAGTCGTTTATGTTTGTTTCGATGCCGCTTCGGTTTGAGGATTCGTCGGATGGGTATAGGATTATTTCTTGTATATTGCCTAAAAAGTAGTTGGCAGGTGTATTTATTCTAAATGTACCTATTGAGATTGTATCCCTCACAATTGCATTTAAATCAGTATCTCCGCTATTTATTATTTGGCTACCGTTATAATATACACTTGTAGTTGTACCTTCACAAATTAAATTATAGTTGGTTTGAACGTGACTTTGCGCAGATGTAGATGACTTTGCAGAACTTCCCGAACGGAAATAATAGCCATACTCATTTCCCAGAAGGATAGACGTAGTGACAGGTTGGATGTCGGTACTATTATTTAATGATAATACAGTTGGATTACCGCTTGATGCATTATTTTTTATTACGTTAAAATTGGAATAGGGTATATCTTCACCGCTTATACCACTATATGACGCGTGTATTGCATCATCACTACCATCAAACTGAACCGCAGGTTTCCCATTTTCAGTTATCACACTACCACTACTAACTATTTGCGGTTGGTCTGCATCTGTGCTTTGCGTTGCATCGTTTCCGTTCCCCGATTGGTCGTACCACGTTGTGACATAAGCATCCAATCCTCCCGTGCAATATCCCTCAAGAGTTGTAACGTCTAACTCACCATCAACAAAACCTATATCATAAGTAGGTTGCCCCGTTGTGTCTATTCTAACCTCAATAGCATTTGTGACCCCACTTTTTAACTGACGCAAGGAATAAGCCGCAGCAGCCCCCGTGTAGGTGTCGAGTAAGCCCGTAAAACTACTCCATACTTCCGTGCTTCCAATGTAAATCTTGTTTACATCGGTTGAGCCAATCTTAACCGCACTAATATCGTTACTCCCTAACTTCATATAATAAAGTAGATGGTTGTCGCTGATGGTGTTAATGCGTCATATTCCGCTTGTGTCACCGCTGACAATGCGTTGATGTCGTAGGTTGTGCCGTCTGATTTGGCAATCTTTGCGTCAACTTGCGTTTGTATCGCACTAGTAACCCCATCCAAATAACCTAATTCGGTAGATGTAACATCACTCACCGCAACCTTTCCGCTACCGTCAGAAACCAACGCCCTTGATGCCGTTAAATCTGCATCGTCTATCGTTGTAGCCGCCCCCGTGATAGTCGCTTGTTTGCCGTCTATTTGCGTTTGAATAGCAGAAGTTACTCCGCTAACGTATCCGAGTTCAGTAGATGTAACAGATGAAACCTCTATTTTACCCGTTGCTGATGAAGTAACCGCACGAGATGCTGTTAAATCTGAACTTGTTATAGTAGTTGCCGCACCTGTAATCGTTGCCTCTTTTCCGTCAATCTGTGTCTGTATTGAAGAAGTAACTCCGTCAAGATATCCCAACTCTGTGGAAGTAACAGCAGAAACTTCAACCTTACCCGTTGCACTTGATGTCAACGCTCTGGAAGCCGTTAAATCAGTTCCTGTGATGGTTGTCGCTGCACCTGTGATGGTATCCTCTTTCCCGTCAAGTTCTGACTGCAAATCTGTTTGACTTGATAACGTGCCTGTAATGCCTCCCCATGCAACTGATGAAGATATTTCAATGTTACCGCTTCCAAGTAGAGAAGTAGAGTTTACAGTCTTTATATTTGTTCCACTTACTAAAGTGTCTTGTTTAGCATTCAAGGCGGTCTGAGTAGCAGACGAAACAGGTTTATCAGCATCAGCAGTATTATCAACATTAGAGAGTCCAACATCACCCTTTGCGAGTGTAACAGTTCCAGTTTTACCTGCTACGCTTTGAACAGGTGCGAGAGCCTTAATTTGGCTCACGTTTACTTTCTTTGTAGTTGCAACGCTCGTGTCGACTATCGGCAGGACATCAGCGTCATCTACCGAAACAATAGCGTCTAATGCACTTATTTTTTTATCAGCCATCTATAATAGTATTTTGCTTGTGTTATCTTCTTGAAGTAAGAAATCACCGCTTTCAAGTAATAAGTAAGCGATTGCCTCAGGTGCTTCAATTTCGTATATTTTCTCATTCAGTTCAACGGTGTATTGTGTCGCTGCCGTTGGGTCAAAATCAACCTTGACAATTCCTCTCTCTACTAACTCATTAGCAAGTGCAGGATCTGTGTTTGTGTCAGATGTTTGTGCGTATATTTTGTATTCATACTCACCAGCGTCCAACGTGATAGTCGTTCCCTCTGTGATTTCAAACTTGTTATACCGGTCAGTGTAGGAACTTGAATCTGTAAGGATGAAGTTGTAGGTGACAGCCGTCAATCTATGCTTTAAGGAAAACAAATAGTAAGGGTTGAGGATCGTTGTTTTCTCCCCTAAAGTCAAGTACCAGAACTTTGTTTCCGCTTTATTCAGTTGCAGCATCTATATATAATTAAGAAAAAACGGATTTTGGCGTAAAAAAAAGAGGAGAGCCGAAGCCCTCCCCTATTAGAAACTATGAAAACAAGAAATTAGATACCTAACGACGTTGCAACAGCAGCTTGAACCAAGTAAGGAGATTCAGCCTCAATCGCACTTAAAGTGAAATTGTAGCCTTGTACGTCACCCATTGCA